AAATGTCACATAATCAAACTTCACTAGGAGCTATTATTATGTTGAAAATATCAAAAATGACCGGAAAGCTAGAAGGTATACCGGCTTTAAACACTAATACTTTAACCAATGCTTTTTGCAAAAAGGCCAGCGCAAATCAGCATCCTAAGTCTATTTGCGGACAATGTTACTCGGTATCGATGCTTAAAACATACAGATCTAATTGTGCTGAAGCTTGGCAAAAGAATAGTGATATTCTTAGTCATTCGATAATGCCGGACCATTTGTTGCCGTCAGTAAATGCGCATTCTTTTAGATTTGATGGACATGGGGAATTAATAAACTTAACGCACTATTTCAATTTAGTGCGCATTTGTAAAAAAAATCCTAATTGTACTTTTGCGCTATGGACCAAACGACGCGACATAATCAAACGGGCCGAACGCTCGGTTGATCCAAACGCCGTTCGACCGCCAAATATGATTTTGATTTACAGCAATCCGAGAATAGACGCTATTCTTGAGAACCCGCCGTCGCCGTTTGATAAAGTGTTTAACAACACGAGCACGTTTACTGAACGCGACAATTGTTCTGGTAAAAAATGCCTTGAGTGTATGCAATGTTATAAAAAAGACTCAGGGGTAAATGTAATAGTTGAAGAAGTAAAATAGGAGCTTATATGGATTATCAATACGCAAAATTAGGAACAAACAAAGGCCGTCGAAGATTATGGTTTGAGGGCGAGATTTTAAACAAATCGGGATTTGCGCCAAATACGCCTTATCGACGAGTTAACAATCCGGACGGAAAACAAATCTCTTTGTTTAAGCTTGACGAAGGCGATTATGTTTCGACAGATAGACGAGTGACTAAATCAATGAGGGGCGACAAGCCCAGACCAATCATTGATCTTTGTGACAAATCCATTGAAACGATCTTAGGTGATGTGGAAAGAGTAAGAGTTCAATTATCCTATGGTCTTATTGTCATTTCGGCCCATCCAGAAGATCAAGCTAAGAGTGATAGAGAATCGCGTTTTACCGATAACAAAAACAAAGGACAAATTACTCACGCATCTCTGTTTACTGGTGGCGGTATTTCAACCGACGCTATTCACTCCGCACTAAATGAAGAAGGTTTAATTGAAACTGGTTGTACTTGGGTTTGTGAAGCAGATTTAAAATATATCAACGAAGCACAACAAAATTGTTTTGCAATTGATGATGAGACGGTAATTCTAAATGGCCTTGTAGAAGAAATAGAAACTCAATTATTCACACAAGTGGACGTTTTATCTCTATCAATGGAATGCGCCGGTTTCAGCAAAGCGGGAAAAGTTAAGCATAAGATGAGCCCAGAAGAGCATTCCGGAACAGCTTTGTTTGGTGTAATGAATGCCATTAAATCAAGCAATCCCGCTGTCATTATTTCCGAGAATGTGGTCGAAGCGATGAACAGCCCAATGTACGTGTTGCTGACTTCTGAACTAAAACGATTAGGCTATAAAGTATTTGAGACAGAACTATCGAATAAACAAACTGGATCTGTAGAGAGAAGACGCCGGTATTGGTTAACAGCGATCAGTGAAAACTTAGCACCGGATGACATTTCGCTCTCGGATGTTGCGCCAAATTTAATCCCGTTGAAGCACTATCTAGACAGTGTTCCGGAAGCAATGTGGGCGGACAATCAATATTTAAAAGATAAACAAATACGAGACGCAGCAGCCGGAAAAGGTTTTGCCAATCGTCAACTATTAACCGGCGAAGAAATAGAAGTCGGAACAATCGGTCGTCACTATGCGAAGCGCAGATCAACCGAGCCCTTTATGGTTAGAGCGGATAAGAAAGAAAGACTTTTTACTCCAGAAGAGCACGCTAAATTGAAGTCTATTCCGCAACGATTAGTTCCGAAAACCGGAATGACAATCGCGCATCAAATTTTAGGACAATCGGTAGACTATCTTCAGCCTTACAAATTAATGCAATGTGTGATTAATCGTATAAAGCCGGTTTTGATCAGTTAAACTAGCCCCCCATGGTCGGGGGGCCTTGGGCCCTAATCCTATGGCCTTGAACCAAGAACTGTGGTTCAAGGTTTGTGGTGATTTGCACATATGCAAAGAAAATGTGTATAATGACCATTCAACCAAAGGAGCTAAAACGATGACAATAACCAGAGAGCAGATAGAGCAAAATTTTGAAACCAATCCCGCCGTTAGCGGGGGGATTGTTCACAAGATCGGGGGACACGAACCGGCGTCGTATGGAAATTTAGAAAGTTCCGTGATTTTAGTGGAACGCAATCATGACCACAGCCCGTTTGTAACATGGGTTGTAACCAAGCAGCACGGCAGCGGCGAGGTAAATTTTGTGTGGGGAAATTATCTGGATAATTTCGAGACGGCGGAACGTAATTTTGCGGCAAGGGTCAAGGAGGCGCAGCGATGAGTGAAATGACTGAGACGTTAGAAGAATTTGTCACTCTCATTGTCAGGGCGATGGTATTGGACTATGACTCGAATGGTCACGATGAGAATCACCCGTTTTTTCCGGCGGGGTGGGCGACGATGGAATGGGTAAAAGATTACACTCAAGAGTATACCGACCGTCAGATTGAACGATTAGATGAGGAATACAATTTTGATGACATACCCGACGGCGATGACTTTGTGACCAAAGAAAAATTTGATTCGATTACGAATCATATAAACGAGCGTTTGGATCAGATCAAATGGGATAGCGAACCCCGTTTATCGTATGACGAGGAAACTGCAAAGTCTGTTCACCGGCTCGAGGCTCGGGATTTCAATATTTCGCAACGGTTAGATCAGATCGAAAACGCCTTGAACCACATCACACGGGCGGGGGTTCATTTGAATAAAGTAGAATAGCCAGGGGGATTTTCGGATAAGCCCGCCACATGGCGGGTTTTTTTTGTTTCGTGTGCCACTTGGCCCACCCCTTGCCGTGCAAAATATCAAAGCATATTGCAAGGGGTGGGCCTTGAGTCTATATGCCTTTTATGTGTATAATGGCTTTTCAACCAAAGGAGCTATAACGATGGATATACAAAACTTAACTATGAAGGACGTAATTGGAATGCCGATACCACCAAAGAAGGACAGCAGCCTACTGCAATTAGAAGCTAATGTGAAAGATATCTACAAGTGGTTACAGTCGGACTGTCGATTTGGTTTTGGGGAATATGAAGATGTGGGCGATTGGTTAGCCCGTGCTACATATGATCAAAACTTTTTGCTTAATTCACAAGGCGAAATGCTCGAAGTGCATTTAATGGTGGCGGGCGGCGGGCCTACTATTTGGGTAGAGTTTAACTCAGCCGATGGGTTCAAGGTCATTGGAACATGGGGCTTGGATCGTGTAACCCAATACGGACATGATAACCTCGGGGTGTTTGATTACTTTTTGCACGTCGCCCCACCGGCATTTGGCGGGGGGGCGTAGACTATGACTGATTACCTCAAGCACCCAGAGTTATTGAGAGCGGTAGATTCTTCCGAAATCGGTGAATTACTCAGAGAGATTATGCTTAAAGCATTCACCAATTCCAAAGGAAAGTTAACCACGGTTCTAGCCATTTGGTCACGGGATTGTGACCAATGCGAGGGAACGGATGTGTATGAGTATCATCACAAGCCCAATGCAGATGGGCTTGACCCGTGTAGAGTAGTGCTCAATAGAGTTTTGGAGCGGGTGGATTCTGCTTATTACAATGCGGAAGGCCCCGTCAATCATTACATTATGAGTGAAATAGCTTTCGAGGAATATCAGCAGGACGGACGTGAAACACGCGACCGGATTCTCGAAGCCTACGAAGAAGGAAATGGGAATGCTGTGATCATATAGCCGACCGGCTGCGCACCCAAAAGCCCACCGCTTGGTGGGCTTTTTTGTGGGCGACTGTAAATAATTTGCGTGCGCCTAGCATGACAGGCCGTGCCTGTCAACCCTTGACGCCCCCCACCCAAGGGACCTTCCAAGGTCCCTGGTCCAGGTATCCTGGAGGGTGGGGGGCGTCAGGAGTCCCTGAATAGAGGCTAGATAGAATCATGGGAAGATAGGTAGGTACGTTTTGAGAGAACAGTAGGGGATTTCCCTCGGGAGAGCACAAGGTGTATGTTTTTAACTAACAATTGTGTAAAAAAATGTTATGATACACCCAAATGTCATATAACGAACTAACAAATGAAGTATCCGATCAGGCTCTGAGGCTCCAGCTTCGGTTAGCCCAGCTTGATCGTATGGAAGCCTGTAGCAATAATTTCTTACCCTTTGTCAAAGCCATGTGGCCTGAGTTTATAACCGGTAAGCATCATAAAATTATTGCAGAAAAGCTGGAGCGTGTAGCCAGTGGCGATTTAAAGCGTTTAATAATCAATATGCCGCCTCGACATACCAAGAGTGAGTTTGCCAGTTACTTGTTTCCTGCATGGATGATCGGGAAAAACCCAAACATGAAGATAATCCAAGCCACACACACCACGGAACTTGCGGTGGGCTTTGGACGTAAGGTGAAGAATCTCTTGGAGCGTGACGACTATATGGATTTATTTCCCGAGTCTAAGCTA